AGCCACCGTACTAACCGTTATACTATGAGACCTAAATTAGTTGCAGGCTACGTCTTCCACAATCGCCCCTACTTGAGTTGTTACCCTGTCCTTCCATTTTATTCGCAATGTCTGTGTGCAGTTAGGATTCTGCCTATCAGAGCCTGCGGGGGTAGTTGCCATCCCTACGCTAACGGTTTTCTGCCACCGGACCTCTATCGCTAGTCAAACGCTACTTTAACGAAAAGTAGGAACGGGATCTTTTAACTCTATGTATACATTATATACTAAATGTATACTTTATGCCAGAGTTACTCTTCTAATACTGCAATAATCTCGCTCTCAGAAATCATTACACGTTGTGCGCCGTCTATATTGACTGGAGATGATTTACTCCAGTCAATATAGACGGTGTCACCTTCTTTAACCTCGTTAACATCGGGACCTACAGCTAGGACGACTCCAGGTGTTGTATTACCAAGACCTCGTCCGTCTAAAATAATACCACTTTCCGTAGTAGTATCTTTTTTACCTTCTGCAATCAACACTTTATCATGTAAGGGACGAACACTCATTTTATTTCCTTTATTTAAAAAATTTATCCACGAAAATCAACCGACATCTCAAAAATAATTGCAACTCTTCTATCATTAGACATATGCTCAGATACCGCATGTATTGTGTCATTAGTATGTACTACTAAAGAGTACGGTCGTGGCTCAATGTACAGTTTTTTCTCCTCTGCGTAATATGTCTCTAACTTACCTGTATTCTGACTCTCTGTACTATCAATAATCACAAGCTTAGATGAATTAGGGGGAGCTTCTAGATAAAATATACCTATTAAGTCTATACCTTGACTGTCATGTGTATGAGCTATACCTGCGCACCCGATGTGCATATAGTTTGCCCATGATCGAGATATCTTTAAATCCCCTAATTCTCTTTGATTAGGGTACGATAGTATAGCGTCTTTAGCTGCAGTAAAGTACGGGTATAGATTTCGACATAACTCTTTGAAACCAGTTAGAGCATTTAGCGCAAAAGGACGATGAACTGTTGTATACGCTTCCCCTCGGGCTTGAGGTACTTTATAGTCTTGAATATAAGGTTGACTTATATAATATTCTAATTGAGATTTAAATGTTTGCTCTATACATCGGAATTGTGGAAGATCAATACAATTCTCAACGTATAGAGGCTTATTGAATGCATTAATGAGCATTAAGCTACATCCGCATACTCTACAGCCAGATCAAGAGCTCGTTCTTTTTTAACACGGTTCAAACCGTACCAGGCAGACGTTAAACGACTATCCCTTGAACGACCCATCTTGTGATCGGTCATATAGGTAACGGCATTGAATGCTTGCCACCATGAACCCTCGGCAAAGTTTGCACCAGGCTGGGTATGAACAATTGCCATTGCTTCCTCGGCCTGACGGCTGATAGGAAACGCTGTATTTGCTCGCTTCATCTCATCCTTAGACATAGATGGGAATACACGATTAAAATACTCAACAATCGTTTCCTTGTTATACTTCTTCTGACCTAGAAACTGGGCCTGCTCTTTATAGTGACTTAACTGATCCTTAGCAATACCCAAGGTCTCTTTTACAGAGTCACCATTAAATACAGCACGGTGATTAATCTTAACGGCATGCTTTGCAGTACTTCCCAACGCCAAAGTCAAGGTATTGTTACATACAACTCGTACAGGCGTGAAACGAACATCAATAGAGCGACCAAACTCGTGAGGATTAGAAAATAATAAGTAACCTTCAACTTTATCTCCTCCAAACAGCGTAAACGAATCTTTAATCTGCGCCATAGCCCAGACCATCTTACCACCCTTAAGGGATCCGGCGGTATGCATCTCCATATCACCTGCATGAACAAAGTCATTGAAGAATTCGAACGCTTCCAGGTTCTGACCTGGGTTCCAATTATCAGAAACCACGTTCAATACCTTGTTATCGGTAGAACGTACCAGGGCCTGAGCCGAGGTAGATACAGGACCACCTTCGGAATTGAAGAATAACTGCTTTTTACTAACAGTCCAGTCTAAGTTTGCGGCTTTCAGCATCTGCTGAGGTGAAACGTCGTTAGGAACACGTTTACCCAGTCCATGCCAGGGGGTTTCTCCGACAAATGCCATGTTAGCTTCACCGTTTTTCTGAATTTCAAGTTCATGTGACATAATGTATTACCTTTTAAGTTAAGATGTAATTATTATAGCGCGGTTTTGTGAATAAATCAACTGTTTCATAAATAGTTACGTAAATTATGAAACTTAACTGGTATCAAGAACAAATTTCTCAAGATTCAAGTAACCAACCCATGGGTTGGCTGATTATTAATGGGCCTTTGGGTACGGTGAGAGCAAGGGATATTGGTTGGATTACGGATAACTACTATGATCATCACCCAGATAGGCTACATGATCTGTACATACTGTTAATTGCAGTCAATAACGGATTTTATCATTGCTGTTTGACTGGTAAGGTATGGTTTACTGAATAGTTACGTAAATGGTACCAGAACAACCAGGGGGAGAGGTGGGCAACGAACATTGCAAACCACATTACAGTCATTTCATAGGGAAAATGATGACAGGTATGACCATGATTACCAAGATAACTCCATATTCCAAGTAAAAGGAACATAGGGGCAGGTAGTAGACTTAATACAGTGTTAATTTTTTTCATAATTCCTCAAAGATACGGGAGAATTTCTTTAATTTTTGACGTTTCTTAAAAATATTTTCAAATTTCTGGTCGATAGTACAATTTACTACCTGAAACTCATACATAATTTCAATCATTGCCTGGAGATCACCCAATTCCTTGACAAGAGCACTGTGATTTTCTGACATTCCGAATCTTTTCACCTTAGAAACAGCCTGAATCACCTCAGCACACTCCTCCTGGAGTATAGTCATAATCTCTTCATTACGGTTCATAATTTATTATCTTGGTGCGTCACTCAGGGGCATTTGTATCAATCCGTGATCTCTAAAAGCACTACCAATACCTGGTAAACCTTTCTTTTTGTGTTGTTCTACTGAATCGGAAAATTCTGTTTCTTTTACCAAAAACTCCGAATCTACGATTTCTTCGTCAATTGTTCTAAGTGCATGTATACAGGTGGCAACAGTGTTGTCTTCTAATGCGGTTAGTCGATGGGCATATTCTTTTTCTACCATAATAAAGGTTGGAGCGGTAAATTCTTTCGAAAAGAACACCTCACCCTCATTATTCATTTTTTCAACCAATAACTTTCCACTAGCTAAAAGGGTACCATGGTCGTAAGCATGTGTATGACCGATCTCCTGATCTCCAGCTTTTAAAAAATGCATTAGGCGGCTGTATACATTACTAACTGCTAAAATTTTAATTTCCGGTTTCATCTAATCTCCAATTTTAAAAACTCTTCTGAACCTACTTTATTCATACCACCATCTATATAGTATAGTAAATTTTTTTTACTATTTAATGCCCATTGAATCATCCAACTCAGTACTCTTACATCCAGTCTAGAGCCAGCTTCAACTAAAACATAGTATGATATATCCTCTCTGATAACCTGATTTATAATCATACCAACCAAATCAGGCTTCATCCATTCTGGGAATTGGTTATCATCTAACCAGCAACACTTATATGATCTACAAGGATTGTGAGGTCTAGAATCGTAAATACTACAATTCTTATTTAAGAAAAAGCATGGTCTGCCTCTGTAGAAGTGATGGCCGTAGGCTTCTCCTTCCAGCCACCCTTCACAGCATTTTGTACACCCATCACATAACCGGTTCATTTATATTTCTCCTCTAATATACTACAAACCGTTTCGGCCAGGTACATCTGACGGTTCCATGCTTCTTGCTCCCAAGGTTGATCTCGGTACGCCTTATATGTAGTACCTTTCTTACCAGGGGTACCGTTCCAGTGATGTAGCCAACCTTTTTTCTGGACGTATTTTTTCTTAAGTTTACCGATATGGTATTGTTCGGCATGAACGAGTTCATGGGCAATTACTTCTAATGCCTTTGCCCACCCAAGGCGGCAATCAATAACGGCCAGTTTATTCTCAACCATATAGTAACCATTGATATTTTTAGCCTTAATAGGAGCTACACGAAACTGAACGTCTCTGGGTAAATCCAATTGCTTACGAAACTCAGGCAAAGATCGCTTGATCATGAGTGCAATGATCTTTGCAGACTTAGTATGGGTATAGATGGCCGACGCTGACATATAGATGCCTTTACTAACCAGTTTATCGGTACTTTTAATCTCATTAGTCATAATATAAAACTCCTCTTGATACCCTATTATAGAGGCTTGAGTGAGAAAATCAACTTTACTTTACCAGGTGCTGGGCCAGTACCATGCATGATATCCAGGTCCACAAGGTATTGAAGCCAACCAACGTTGGAAGTAACTTACGGTTAGAGGCCCAGATTAAAGCCAAAGAAGTAACTAGTGTCAAGAAGTAAAGCCACCAGAGGGAGATACCGAAGATTAAGCCGGGGACAATAATTACAGCTTTTGCAAACCAGGAAACGAATTCCACTGTATTATAATCGGTCCAGTATTCCTTGGTGAACCACATACCGTAACATTCTTTAATCTTTGGCCAGGTAATGTGTCGGTAACTGATACCGATTAAGATAACCCAGGATAATGTACCAATAATAATTTGTTCAAATGTCATGCAGTGATCCACTTTACAGTATCTTTGATCTGAAGCGTTTCGGCGCCATCGTATTCATCGATTACGAATTCGGTACCCTGGGGAATCCAGACAACTTCCAGATCACAGGCACCAGCATAGTAATGATCATTATATACAGTTTTGCAATACAGTTCAATGGTCTCGGCAGATGTATTATCCAGAACCATATCTACTACTTTTGGGTCAAATAAAAGTTCAGGAACATTGTGCCACGTATACCAACCGGCACCAAAACCGGGAGAATAGAGTACGGCTACCAATCCATTTTCAGTCTTTTTTTGCATATTCTTCTTTCAGTAATTCGGCAAACTTTATTATTTCTTTATCGTAATTACATGCCCAATCGATATGGTCCTCGCCTGGACCCCATTCCTGTTTACCCCAGAAGACGAACCCTGCCTTTTTGGCCAGTTTTTTAATCTTTGGGTCCATTTCGTACACCGGTACCTCGTAGACGCCGGGGTTAACTATCTTTTCGGCTCTGGTCGTTCGTCTTGTTTTCATATTTCTCAACCATTGTAATAGATGCCTGTTTCTTAAAGTCTTCCAATATACTCATAGCATAGACAGACATACCGTATCTCTTTTTAAAACAGGTATATACGGAACCTGATTCATTCTTAATGATATATGAGTCTTCTAACTCTTCAACCTCGGTGATACCGGAGGATAAACGCCAACTATCGGATCCCGCCCATCCCCCGTACCAGGAAGATAGGATTCTCTGTACGTTAGTACCGTCCATGGCAATCTCAATCACCACCCATTTGTCTGGTGTATACTCACTCATGCATCTAAATCCACGTTGGTGCCTTTGTCAAGACCAAGCCTTAGGTTACGTCTTACTCTATCGACAATGATTTGTTCGAATGCCTTGGCCTCCACCTTTTGGCGGTACTCGGTACCTTCTCTTTCCCTTAATCTCATTTGTTCGGCCTGGTATTTGGCCAACATCCGATCTTCAATTGTTATTTTCATTGATAGACTCCATATCAAACCATTCATACAGTTCATGCATAATAGACTGTTTAATCTGGTCTGTTATCTGTTCTTCGGTAGGATTATCGGTATGCTTGAACGCACGTCTGTAACCATAGGTCAACCCATTCTCAATACACATCTCTAATACAGGTAAAAATTTAGGTTTCATAGAATAAGCAGTAATAACAGCCACCAGGCCGATGCATTATTATAGATGATAAAGCATACAAAGGCAATCTTTACTACCAAAGAACAGAAGTAGTAGGAGTACTGGTTCATTGGTTAGAAGGGGAGATAGTGATTGGGACGAACTTGAAAGTTTTCTAGCATTGAGACCGGTATGACATCAAAAGCTATGGTTATTCTTGGCTCAGAGGTTTTAGACCAGGGGGATGATCGATGTTCATCCCCATCGGACTTACCAAATACCAATAATCCTTCCTTGGATTCTACCTTCACAGTTCCCATAGGGGCATGCGCAAATTTATATTCGGTAAAAGAAGGGGTAACGTTGACACAATAAAACCCATGGATCACCCTGTACTTGGATGGCCAATGATCATGCCAATCAATAAAACCATTATCCCGAAAGACGTTTAACCAACACTGAATGACATGTGGTTCCTTTGGTAGACAAGGCCTTATTACCGCAACCATATTATGGTACAAAACCTGAAAAGACTCGATAGGAAATGATAAAAGATTATACTGATTGTGGGAGGCGGTGGTGATGTTACCATACCTACCTATTTCTTGCTCTTGCTTTAAAGGTAATTTATTAATTAAATAATCTTCT